AATCCTATAGCATCAGCTCACACGATGCAACCCCATGCAACTCAGGCCATATCAAGAGGCTCTGGTCGCGCAGATCAGATTCCAGTACCAGCTCGGTCATTCCTCAGTCCTGGCCGTGCTTCCTACCGGCGGTGGCAAGACCGTCATATTCAGTCACATTGCCCAGTCCGCTGCTCGCAAGGGCAACCGCGTCTGCATCCTTGTCCATCGCGCCGAACTGCTGGATCAAGCCAGCCGCAGCCTTACAGCCATGGATGTGCCACACGGTTGCATCCGTGCCAACCGCAAAATGGACCTTACCCATTCAGTGCAGGTGGCCAGCGTTCAGACGCTTGCCCGCAGGTTGCACCTCATACCGCCTGACTTCTTTCAGCTGCTAGTGGTAGATGAAGCACACCACACCAATGCCGGAACATGGCGGAACGTGGTCGAGCATTTCAGCGCTGCCAAGTTGCTAGGCGTTACAGCTACCCCAATTCGCGGCGATGGTCGTGGTCTTGGCGAGTGGTATCAAACAATGGTTTTAGGTCCATCAATTAAACAGTTGACTGATGATGGTTTTCTTGCTCCAGCCCAAGTTTTTGTACCTCCAGGTTTTGATACATCAAATCTGCGCAAACGGATGGGTGATTATGACTTGCGGCAAGCCGAGGAAGGTCTTAGGGCAATTGTTGGTGATTGCATAGGCCACTATCGGCAACACTTGGACGGAAAAACAGCCATTGCATTTTGCGCCACAGTTGCGCACGCAGAAGAGGTTGCCAAATCATTCAACTTGGCAGGGATACAAGCAGAAAGCATTGATGGCACGATGAGCAATGATTGCAGGCAAGACCTGTTGCGGCGCTTGGGGTCTGGCGATATCAAGGTGCTGACCAGCTGTGCCCTTATCGGTGAAGGTGTAGATGTTCCCAGTGTTGGCGGTTGCATCCTGCTCCGCCCTACCGAGTCGGTTGGTTTGCACCTCCAGATGATTGGTCGCTGTCTCAGGCCAATGTATGGCAAGCGTGCCGTTGTATTGGATCACGTCGGCAACATGCTCAAACTTGGCCACCACCTTGAAGATCGGGACTGGACATTAGACGGAATTAAGAAGAAAGATGGCAAGGCGCCACCCGTAAAAGTCTGTCCCTCCTGTTATGCCGCAAACTATGCAGCTGCTCGGGAATGTATTGAATGTGGTCACCAATTTCAGGCAGAAGAGCGTGAAATCGATGTCATACCAGGACAGTTGGAAGAACTGCAAACTGGGTCATGGTTTGTTCAGTCAAGGCTCAAACGTGAGCAACGCAACGCTCAGTCCCTTGAGGATCTCAAGAAGTTGGCGCATCAACGCGGCTACAAACCAGGCTGGGCAGAACGGGTACATCAGGCTAGGTTGGCTAAAAGACATGGCACAGCTTGAGCGAGCAGCAGATCCAACAGCACATCCGACTTGCTTGCGGCAAAGGTAACTGTCGCCTGTTTCGCAACAACACGGGAACGCTGAAGGATGCCAACGGTCGCCCAGTGCAATTTGGATTATGCAAAGGCAGCGCTGACCTAATTGGCTGGCGGACCATCACCATCACGCCAGACATGGTTGGCACCCAGCTGGCCGTCTTCACCAGCATCGAGGTCAAGAGCCCAACTGGCAGGGTTCGACCAGAGCAGCAGCAATGGTTAAACGCGGTGCAAGCAGCAGGTGGTGTGGCAGGCATTGCAAGGTCAGTGGAGGATGCCCAGCGGATTCTGTTGCAGACAGAACAATCGGACTTCAGTGTTGTTGATGGCAACAGTTAGAGCACAACACCCGCCACTCATTACTGCCGTTAGTAAATTCCACTTTGCGCAATGACCCTGTGCTTGCGTACACAAAAGTATTGCAACCAAAACAACCCTTGCTCCACTTGGTTGGCCCAAGATGTTTGAACTGCAATGTCTCACGCACTTGGCGTTTTATTGCCTGACGGTTTAGTTCCTGCTGCTCCTTCCACACACGCTGTCGCTCAGCAGCCTCAGCCTCATATTGCAGTTGCTTACGCTGACGCTCTTTAGCTTTTTGCAAACCAAGCCAATTTACAAACGGATGATTTCTGCTAAACCGGATCGAATCAGCGCACATTTCAATAGACAAAGAAGAAGTGCCACCAACTGTGCCAACGACTAAAACCGACTCACCCGTTAGTTCTGCTAAACGTTTTGGCTTCCAAAGTTCCTGCACCAAAAGATTTTGCAAATCTTTGGAATTGACGTTCTCGTGTTGAATCTCACCAGAAAAACGCTCGCCATGCCTGCGCGTTACGCCTAGCACGTCTCGCAAGTCATACAAAAATTGCTGTGGCTTGGCCTCGACCCATCGAGGCAAGTGGAGCGCCTGATCAGCGCTGTTGATCGTAAAGTCTGGTAGGTAGCGCACGGCTGGTCCATTAGGCAAGATCACTGGCTTTTCGTAGTCCCAGTCGATTCCATGCTCATCAAGCTCCTGAGCGACAAGCACTTCAAGATGCGACCGAAAAGCTGGCATGGGTTGGCAGTTGCAGATTTCACGCTATAGTAACCCCAGCAATCCGCTAGCGCAACCCATGCAACCTCAGCGCCTCCAGCGCCGCACCATCACCCTTGACCTGCCACCAGAGCAAATTGCGTGGCTTGATCTTCAGGCTGGTCAGTTGATGTCCCGATCGGCTTTCGTCCGACAGATGATCGCCGCAGCAATGCAGCAACAGCCCACAGCATGAGCAAAATTACAGATCTAGCCAACGGCCATTGGCCGTCAATTCTTGGCGCCCTTGCTGGCATCACAGCCGACCAGCTCACCGACAAACACCAACCGTGCCCCCTTTGTGGTGGCGAAGACCGCTACCGTTTTGATGACCGCGAAGGCAACGGCACTTGGTTCTGCAATCAATGCGGTGGCCCAAACTGCAACGGCGGTGCTGGCAATGGCATGACATTGCTGATGCGCCGCAACAACTGGTCATTCAAAGAAGCAGCTACTCGCATCGAACACCACCTCGGCGTCGCCCCGAAGCGCCCACAGCCACCGATTAAAGGCGCTGAGTCCGTCTGGCACTACAGCCAAGATTTCATCGTTTGCCGCTTCCCTAATAAGCAGATCAGACCTCTGTGCTGGGATGGTTCCACATGGTGTTGGAAGGCACCACCTGCACCTCGGCCACTCCTCAACCTTAATGCACTAGCAACCAAACCCGACGCAACCGTACTGATTGTTGAAGGCGAAAAGACCGCTGACGCAGCCGCCAAGCTTTACCCAAAGGCAGTGGTCACCACCTGGCCATCAGGTTGCAAGGCCATCGATAAAGCCGACTGGTCGCCCATAGCCAATCGGCGGATCATCCTTTGGCCTGATGCCGATCAACCTGGCCGTCAAGCTATGGATCGGCTATCGCGCAAGCTGCTGCAACTTGGCGTTGATCGCCTGCAAATTGCATCACCACCCCAAGACGCCACAGAAGGCTGGGACTTAGCCGATGCTCAATGGTCAATCGAGGAAGCAGCCGCCTACATCAAGACCAACATCTCCCAACCACTGGAGCCCATTGCTCCACCGCCGCAGGATGGTGAGCCTGCCGATCCAGAACCAGAACCCGAGCCATCAGAGCTTCCTTTCCGTTGCCTTGGTTTTGATCGCGGTTCCTACTTCTATCTGCCAACCGCTGGTGGTCAGGTCATTGAGCTAACAGCTAGCCAGCACACCAAACTCAACCTCCTGAATCTGGCGCCTCTCAAATGGTGGTTGGCTGCCTACAACAAAGGCACTGGTCCCAATTGGGATCAAGCAGCCGATAGCCTCATGTCGCTCTGTTTGGGCCAAGGCGTCTACGACTCGGATCGCGTCCGTGGTCGTGGTGCCTGGTACGACCGTGATCGCGTCATCGTTCACCTTGGTAATCGCCTCATCGTTGATGGCATCGAGCACGACATCTCCTCCCCACCGCTTACCCACTTTTTCTACGAACACGCCAAGCAGCTAACCGGACCCGCAGCCACGCCACTTTCAGATGAAATGGCAATCAAGATCCGCAACATCGCCACACGTTTTCGCTGGGAGGTGCCAGTAAACGCCTACTTCCTTCTTGGCTGGACCGTCCTCGCCCCAGTCTGCGGTGCTCTGGACTGGCGCCCGCACGCTTGGATCACAGGTGGTGCAGGCACCGGCAAAACCACCATCCTCAAGCACTTTCTGCGCCCTCTCCTTGGCGGGATCTATCAAGCCGCAACAGGTGGCACAACTGAAGCGGGCCTTCGCGGCACTCTGCGCTCTGATGCAATCCCAGTTGTCTTTGATGAGTTCGAGCAGAATGAACAACGCGACAAACAGATCGTTCAAAACGTCCTTGCACTTGCTCGAATTGCATCATCAGAAGGCGGCAAAATCTACAAAGGCACCACCTCAGGTGGCGCAAATGCCTTTGAAATTCGCAGCATGTTCTGCGTTTCTTCCATCAACGTTGCACTCATTCAAAAGGCAGACATCGATCGCTTTTGCGTCCTGGGTCTTCGTAAGGATCCACTTGACAAAGACGAATGGACTGCCTTTGAGCAAGACATCCTCGCAACCGTCACGCCCGAACGTGGTCGTGAATTGATCGCCCGCACGGTCCAAAACATCCCCACCATCCGCAAGAACGCCCACACCCTTGCCAAGGCCCTAGCCATCCAATTCGGCCAGCGCTACGGCGATCAATACGGCACCCTCCTAGCTGGCGCTTGGTCGCTATCCCCAGGCGGTGGTGAGCCACTCACCGTTGAGCAGGCTCACGCATGGATCAAAACCATGAACTGGGAATCCCAGCAAACCGATCCATCCGACGCCGATGAGGTCAAGTGCCTCAACCACATCCTCAACACCATGGTCCTTGCCGACAACCAGCGCATCACCATCCGCGAACTATTTGCCCTTGCACGCACCAGCCTGCAACTCGGCAACGAATCACCAGCCGCCATCCTTGCCCGCTACGGCATCAAATACCACGATGGTGGCATCGCCATCGCCAACACCCAATCCAACCTGCAAAGCCTGCTCCGGGACACCCCATGGAGCGGTGGTGCTCACCGCCAAGCGTTACGCCGTATTGATGGCGCCGTGACAACTAGCCCAATTCGCTTTGAAAAAATGGGCACCATGCGCTGCACCCTCATTCCCATCGACCTCCTAGCGTGACAAATCCACTGTTACGCTCACTTCCCTTGCGCCGCAACGTTTGTCACGCTTGTCACGCTTTTTTTCAGGTGTCACGCTTTTTTGATTTTGTTACGCCGACCGTAACGCTGAGATCGCCTGCACCGCAACCGATGTCACGCTTGTCACGCTTGTCACGCTTCCGGGGAAACATAACCCCATATAGACAGAGAACCCCCCTTACCCCCTCTCACCCCTCTCTATCTATATCTTTATTTATAGAAAAAGAGTAACAAGCGTGACAATGGCTGCGCTGCAAGGGATCTCGGCGTAACAAGGACCGTGACACAGCGTGACAAACGTGACAAGCCTTGCAAGCACTGGAGTAGCCGGAAATCCCGGCCACGCTGCTAGACCGATGCCTTAACCTGTACCTATGGCAAAGAAAGGAACCAACGTTGAAGTCGATGGCCGTGTAAATGCGGTCTACGATCTTCTTTTGCAGGCATACAACCGCACGCAAATTGTGCGTCACTGTGCGGAACAGTGGGATATAAGCGAGCGGCAGGCCGAAAATTACATTGCGAGAGCTAGAAAACTTCAGCAAGAGGTGGCCGATCAAAACCGCGATGAATGGTTTGTCAGTGCCCTTTCCCGCTTGCAGGATTGCGAACGTGAAGCCCGGAAACGGGGCAACATCGGCGTCGCCATCAAAGCCGTTGAAACTCAGGCCCGGCTGCTTCGCTTTGACCTGAACGGATGAGCCTGCTCACCGGCATTGTTGAGTCGTCACCCTTGCTTGGCTTTCTCGTAAAGGCTGGCGATGGTATGGATGACGTGCTCCAACGCATCCGCAGCGACCTCCACCCTGGGCAGCTTGCGTTTGTTGATGACCAGACCACCAGCATCCTTGGAGTCTCCGCTGGCTACGGCGCCGGTAAGACGCGGGCACTATGCGCCAAGGCTGTGCACCTTGCCATGGCCAACCAAGGCTTCATTGGCGTGGTCATGGAGCCCACGGGTCCGCTGATCCGCGACATCTGGCAGAGCGACTTCGATGATTTTCTTGAGATGTACGACATCCCGTACACCTTCAGGGCCTCCCCACTGCCGGAGTACAACCTGCACCTACCCGGCGGCGACACCAAGATCCTGTGCCGCAGCTTTGAGAACTGGCAGCGGATCATCGGCATCAACGGCGCCTGGATCCTGGCTGACGAGATCGACACAGTGAACCCAGCGATTGCAAACAAGGCATTTCCCAAGATCCTGGGCCGCTTGCGTTCTGGCAATGTGCGGCAGTTTGCAGCCGCTTCGACACCAGAAGGCTTTCGCTGGATGTGGCAGACCTTCGCCAGTGAAGACGGCAAGGGCCGTGAGGATCGGCGACTGATCAGGATGCGGACGCAGGACAACCCATACCTACCGCCTGACTTCATCGAGCGGATGCAGGCCAACTATGACCCGCAACTGCTTAAGGCTTACCTCGACGGCGAGTTCGTCAACCTGACAACAGGTCAGGTATATGACCGCTTTGATCGTGCCAAGCATGTGTCAGGACAATGTCCAGACATCAGCCGCGAGCCGTTGCGGATCGGCGTGGACTTCAACGTGGGCAACATGTCCGCCGTGATCGCCATCCGCGTTGGCAAGAGCCTCTACGTCGTGGACGAGATCAGCGGTGCCCACGACACTGACGCACTGGCCCAGAAGATCAAGGCGCACTACCCAGATCACAAGATCTACGTTTACCCAGACGCCAGCGGCGGCAACCGCAGCACAAACGCAACACAAACCGATATTGCTATTCTTGAAAGCTATGGCATGTCTAACCAGTCACCTAAGGCTAATCCTCCTGTCCGGGATCGGGTGGCTGCTGTTCAGGCTTTGCTGGA